GTTACATCAAGTTAGTAACTGTGCCATACTTCGAACGCGCCTAGAGGCGCGTTCTTTTACCAGGAGAATCGCTATGAAAAACCGTAAACGGATCTCTCGCTCAAAGTCTAAAAGGTCCTTCACCAAACGGGCCGATCTCACCCACCGGCTCAACTTTGCCCCTCGTCCCATGCGAGGTGGAATAAGGCTCTAATGCCTTGCTACCATCCACTCCCGGCATGGTACTCGAAGCAAAAAAACAAGACCGGGAAACGCTCCCTGGTATTCAAAGCCGAACACGGCTTACCTGGTCAAATCAAAATTGGCTGCGGCCAATGCATAGGGTGTCGGCTCGAATACTCCCGCCACTGGGCTGTACGATGCATGGCCGAATCTCAACTTCACGATTACAATTGCTTTATCACACTGACTTATGATCATGCGAAATGTCCTCAAGATACTGGTCTGGTTAAACGACACTTACAATTGTTTCTTAAACGTTTGCGGAAAAAATGCGGACCCTTTCGCTATTTCGCTTGTGGCGAGTACGGAGACCAATCAAACAGGCCGCATTATCATGCTATCCTTTTCGGTCTCGACTTCACCGATAAGATACTGGTCAGCGAAAAGCAAGGGCGCAAACTGTACACCTCCCCTACCCTCGAAAGTGTTTGGGGTAAAGGTTACGTTACTATCGGGGAGGTTACATTCGAATCATGCGCTTATGTCGCGCGATACGTCGTAAAAAAGGTTACAGGTAAAAATAAAAAGCGGCTGGACAAGAAGGGGTTAAAACCATACGAACGCGTAGACTCAATAACCGGAGAGATAATTCCGGTTCAAGAAGAATTCACACAAATGTCTAGGGGTCAGCGAACAGGCAAAGGAGGCATAGCAAAAGAGTGGTATGACAAATACAAAACAGATTGTTACCCTTCCGGGTATCTGATAAGTAGGGGCTTCAAAGTACCAATACCAAGATACTTCAATAAAATGTACGATATAGATAATCCAAAAATGATGGCACAAATAAAACAAAAAAAACTTGACTTTTACGCCTCAAAAAACTACACTAATAAAAGGCTAGCAGAAATGGAGCTAGCCAAAACCACTCAACTCAAAGAGGCAAAACGAACGCTATGAAAAACGTCTACACAATCAAAGACGAAGTATCCACCGGATACAACCCTCCTTTCTGCGCTACCACCAACGCGGAAGCTTTCCGCACCTTCCTCAACCTCGCACGCGACAAGAGCAACATGATCGGCCTGCACCCGGGCGATTACACGCTCTGGTGCATTGGCACCTTCAACGAACAGACCGGCATCCTCGCCGGGCAGGAGCCGGAACGCATGATTCAGGCCTCGGACCTGCTCAAACTCAACGACGACCAGGAGGACTAACAGCATGGCAGCTTCAACAAAAATGGAAAAAGGCCACACGCCTACGCCTTCCGATTTCAAGAAATCACTGGAAATCGAAAGAAAACTTATCGAAGCTGAAATGACCCAGTCCAAGGACAGGTTGAAAACACTTCGACAAGACCTGAAAGCGATTGACGCACTGATCGCCCGACAAATCGATCTGTTCGACCTTGAATAGGTCTTAAACCTAGCGTGCCCGTCCAGCGGGCACGTTTACCAGGAGAAAAAAATGCAAAGCGTTATGCAACACAGATTCAGCGAGGTGCCCAATATCGACATCGAACGATCCCAGTTCGATCGATCGCATGGGGTCAAAACCACTTTCAACGAAGGATTACTTATTCCTATATTCGTCGACGAGGTCCTCCCGGGAGACACCTTCAACCTCAGCACCACGGCTTTCGTCCGCATGTCCACGCCGATCTACCCGGTAATGGATAACATGTTCTGCGAGACCTTCTATTTCGCCGTTCCGATCCGCCTCATCTGGGACAACTTTCAAAAATTCATGGGCGAACAAACCGACCCGGGCGATAGCATCGACTACACCGTTCCGACGATCACCGCGGCCAGCGCTATCGCCGAGGGCGACCTCGAAGACTACTTCGGCATTCCGATCGCTGTCGCCGGCCTTACCTTCAACGCCCTTCACCACCGGGCACACAACCTGATCTGGAACGAATGGTTTCGTGATCAGAACATGCAGGACTCTGTCGCCGTCAACACCGACGACGGGCCCGACGCCATTGGCGATTACGATGTATACCGCCGTGGTAAACGACACGACTATTTCACAAGCTGTCTCCCCTGGCCACAGAAAGGCGACTCCGTATCTTTGCCCCTGGGTACCCAGGCACCGATCACCGGCCTGGCAAACTCCGACAACGAAACACAAGCCGATGCCGCTCGCGCCTCCATGAATGAGACCGACAACCCGTCCCAGTCCTGGGCTGCTAGCTACGTCGTCGTCGATACTCCTTCGGCCGCCGGGGAATCTCGCCTCTACTTCGAGACCGACGGCTCGAACAACCCGGCTATCTACGCTGACCTCACGAACGCTACCGCTGCAACGATCAACGCACTTCGGCAAGCTATGCAGATCCAACGTCTGCTCGAGCGCGATGCTCGAGGCGGGACCAGGTACACCGAAATTATTCTGTCTCACTTCCGGGTTACTAGCCCGGATGCCCGGCTCCAACGCCCCGAATACCTGGGCGGCGGATCCTCAAGGATCAACATCAACCCGGTTGCCCAGACAAGCCAGTCGGCAACAACTCCCCAGGGCACGCTGTCCGCTTTTGCTACCGCAACCCTGAATAACCACGGCTTTCACAAATCCTTCACCGAACACTGCGTCATCATCGGCTACGTCAACGTCCGGGCCGACCTAACCTACCAGCATGGCCTCAACCGTATGTGGAGCCGACAAACCCGCTACGATTTCTTCTGGCCTACTCTCGCCCACATCGGCGAGCAAGCCGTTCTCAACAAAGAAATCTACGCCCAGAACGACGCCAACGACGACCTGGTGTTTGGCTACCAAGCGCGATATGACGAATATCGCTACAAACCTTCCATCGTCACAGGTGACTTCCGCTCCGAAGCAACAACACCGCTCGACGCCTGGCACCTTGCCATCGATCTGACCAGTCTTCCGACTTTGAACACGACCTTTATCCAGGACAATCCGCCTGTCGGTCGTGTAGTGGCAGCATCTTCCGAGCCTCGCTTCATCGGCGACTTTTACCATCGCCTGATCTGCGCTCGCCCGATGCCGATGTTCGGGGTTCCTGGTTTAATGGATCACTTCTAATGGACCTCGGAGACTTCATAACAGGCACCGTCCCTATCGCGGTCGGTGCCACGCTCGGTGGACCAGCTGGAGCATTCGTTGGCGCTCAACTTTCCGGCGCCGCCCTTGCCGCTGAAGGTCAACGCGACGCCAACAAAGCCAACATCGAACTGGCCCGGGAACAGATGGCGTTCCAAGAACGTATGTCAAACAGCGCTTTCCAACGCGCCGTTACCGACATGAAAACGGCAGGTATCAATCCGATCCTCGCCGCAGGACGCCAATCCAGTACACCCTCTGGACAAACCGCAACCGTGCAAAACGTTGCGACGTCCGCAATGGACCTCGGGCGCGGCCTTGCCTCGACTCTTACCGAGTCCCGAACTGCAGACCTGGTTGTCGAGCAGATCGAAGAAGTATTCGAACGGACCGACAACAATCGCGCAATGACGTTACTCAATGATCGCCTTGCAGAACTCAACTGGTGGAAAATTCAGAGCGAGGAAAAACAACTCAACCTTCTCACCGAGAATCTGACAATGTTGAAGGCTGAAGCCGTCATCGACCAAACCGAGTATGGCCAAGCTATGCGATACATCCGCCGCTTTTTTCAATCTATATTCGGCATCAGCGCTACTGCCAAATTCTAACCGGAGAAAATCATGCCAAAATTCAGACATCAATATTCACCCGCTGTCCGGGTAAAACAGGGTCCCTTTGAGGAAACTCTGACCAAACAGTCGATGCAGCACGAATGTGACATCAACGTAATTCTCGATCGCTACCAGCGGACCCAGATCATCGATCACTACTCGAAGCACGCACCCAAATATGGCGTTTACGATCCCATCGACTTCAAACAGGCCATGGACGTCATCACCGAATCGAACCGGATGTTCATGGACTTGCCGTCGAGCATGCGTAATCGCTTCCACAACGACCCGGCAGAGTTTCTCGAATTCGTCCAGGACGAGAACAACGCCGAAGAAATGCGCGAGCTGGGTATGTACCGGGTCCGCGAACCTCAGGACCCGGCGCCGGACCCGGCTCCGGTCCAGGAACCTTCCCCGGAACCTCCTGCTCAGTAAAAATGGTGTCACTTGGCACAGTTACATCAAGTTAGTAACTGTGCCATACTTCGAACGCGCCTAGAGGCGCGTTCTTTTACCAGGAGAATCGCTATGAAAAACCGTAAACGGATCTCTCG